ATGCTGATGGAAATTTGGCGTATGAGATTGTTGATGTAATTAAACCAGATCCTATGAAGGGGATGGCTGAAGCAACCAGAGTTCCTGCTCAGTATGGAAATACTTGGAGGGTTTTGTTGAATTGGAGAGGAAAGTTGTTTATGATGAGACTTTTCTTCCCATTCACAACAAAACCTACAAGAAAGCAAGTTCAATATGCATTAGATAAGATTTATCCACAAGCTACAATTAGAGCTTATTATATTGATACTATGGATGGTGGAGCATATGTTAATGCTGGATTGCTCGGTACTTCTGCCGGAGGAACTGTTTGAATTAGTGGGATTTTATTATGTCTGATGAAATTTATCTTGGTAATCCGAATTTAAAGAAAGCTAATGTTGCTCAGGAATTTACTGAGGATAATATTCGTGAATATATTAAGTGCAAAAATAATCCAGTTTATTTTGCTGCAAATTATATAAAGATTGTTACTCTTGATGAAGGTTTAATGCCTTTTCGTCCATATGATTTTCAAGAGGAACTTATAGAAAATTTTCATAAGAAGAGATTTAATATTTGTAAAATGCCACGACAGACTGGTAAGTCTACCACTGTTGTAGCATTTTTGTTGCATTATGCTGTCTTTAATGATAGTGTTAATATAGGTATACTAGCAAACAAAGCTTCCACTGCTAGAGAACTTTTAGGTAGACTTCAAATTGCATATGAGAATTTACCTAGATGGATGCAACAGGGTATTTTATCTTGGAATAAAGGTTCACTGGAGTTAGAAAATGGATCTAAAATCTTGGCTGCTTCAACCTCTGCCTCAGCTGTTCGAGGAATGTCATTCAATATATTGTTTTTGGATGAGTTTGCATTCGTTCCAAATCATATTGCTGATTCGTTTTTTGCTTCCGTTTATCCTACTATTACTTCTGGTAAGAGTACTAAAGTTATTATTGTCTCGACGCCGCATGGAATGAATCATTTTTATCGTCTCTGGCATGATGCTGAGAGAGGAAAAAATGAATATACTCCTACTGATGTTCATTGGTCTGAAGTTCCTGGAAGAGATGCTAGGTGGAAACAGGAGACCATTAACAATACATCAGAAGATCAGTTCAAAATTGAGTTTGAGTGTGAGTTCTTAGGATCTGTTGATACTCTTATTGCTCCCAGCAAGTTAAAGACTCTAGTGTATGATAGTCCAAAACAAAGAAGTAAGGGATTAGATGTCTACGAAGGGACTAAAGAGGATCATGATTATTTGATGACAGTAGACGTAGCAAGAGGAGTAGGTAATGATTATTCTGCTTTTGTAGTCGTAGATATCACTCAATTTCCACATAGAGTAGTAGCCAAATATAAGAATAATGAAATTAAACCTATGTTATTTCCTAGTGTAATCTATGATGTAGCCAAAAATTATAATAATGCATTTATTCTTTGTGAAGTCAATGATGTAGGAGATCAGGTAGCTTCTATTCTTCAATATGATTTAGAATATGAAAATCTTCTTATGTCTTCTATGAGGGGAAGAGCTGGTCAGGTTATTGGCCAAGGATTTTCTGGAAAGAAAGTTCAATTGGGAGTTAAGATGTCCAAGACTGTTAAGAAAGTAGGGTCTCTTAATTTAAAGACATTAATAGAAGAAGATAAGGTTTATTTTAATGATTATGATATTATATCAGAATTAACTACTTTTATATCTAAACACAATTCCTTTGAAGCTGAAGAGGGATGTAATGATGATTTGGCTATGTGTTTGGTGATTTATGCATGGTTAGTTGCACAGGATTATTTTAAAGAGCTTACAGATCAGGATGTAAGGAAAAGACTATATGAAGAACAGAAAAATCAGATAGAACAAGACATGGCACCATTTGGATTTATGTCTGATGGATTAGATGACGAAGGTAGTTTTGTAGATAGAGATGGAGATAGATGGCATACTGATGAATATGGGGATAGATCTTACATGTGGGATTACATGTAAATGGGTATTTTAATAAATATTTCTTAGATAAATGAGACTTTTTTAGAGGGAGAAAAACATGGCGACTCCGCAATTATCTCCAGGCGTTCTGATCAGGGAAGTTGATCTAACCGTCGGAAGAGCAGAGAACGTATTAGATAATATTGGCGCTATTGCCGGGCCCTTTAGAATAGGACCGGTGGATGAGCCTACCAGTATTGCTACGGAGAGAGAATTAATTACCACATTTGGTAAACCACTAAGTACTGACAGACAATACGAATATTGGCTGACGGCATCTTCATATTTGTCGTATGGAGGTATTCTTAAAGTATGTAGAACTGATGGTACTAATCTCAACAATGCTAACGCATCTGTTGGTTATGCCGCTACTACATCCTTGAAGATTAAGAATCAGGATGATTATGAGTCCAATTATAGTGAAGCTACCACTTGGTATTGGTCAGCTAAGAACCCTGGTCAATGGGCAAATACTATGAAGGTCTGCTTTATTGATAATAAAGCTGATCAAACAATCGGTATTACCACCACTAATCCAGGTGCAGCTGGTGCTGTTATTGGTTATGGTGTAACAAGTACGTTGACTGATATTTCTGTACCTGGAGCTGGTAGTACAACAGTCTTTAACGGATATCTAAAGGGTATTGTTACTGGTGTTACTACAGACGCTGCTGGTAGTAATAGTAGTGTTGATGTTAGAATTGTGGGTCGTGTGGAGACAGTTGGTAGTGGATCTACTTTACGTGATCTCACCTATGCTGAGGCTGATCCAGGAAGATCTTTTGAATCATCTGACGCTATTTGGTTTGTAAACAACGCTGGTATTAACACTGGTGGTCCTACTGATACTGGAGCTTCTGTCACAGCAGCTAATGTATCAGACTGGTATGACAATCAGACTTTAGGTCTTACAAACTCTACTCTATATTGGAAGACCATTGCTGCAAGACCAACTACAAGTAATTGGTGTTTGAAGAGACAATCTAAGAATGACGCAATGCATGTCGTCATTGTAGATGATACTGGTGATATTACAGGTATTCAAGGAAGTATTCTTGAGAAGCATACTTTCCTTTCCAAGGCAAAAGATACAGTAGCTGATGGAGCTGCTCCAGCTAAGACTTATTATAAGACCTTCCTTGCTACAGCTTCTGAAGAGATTTACGTTGGTAAATCTTTGGCTTCTGCAGATGACACTTATTGGAATACTGTACCAGCTGCTTCAGGATTCTCAACAGACTTTACTCCTGTTACTACTGGCGATGGTCTTTGGGGACAAGACGCACAGGGAGTTACTTTCAGTGCTATTGGACAAAAGACTTATAGTCTTACATTAGGTGCTGACTATTCAGCTTCTGGTGGAATGGCTGCTACTTTGGGTAATCTTCTTACTTCTTATAACAAATTTGCTGTTAAAGATGAAGTTGAAGTTGATTACTTGTTGAATGGTCCTGGTCTTGTAAATCAAGATCAATCTCAAGCCAAAGCAAACCTTCTAATTTCTCTCTGTGAGTCTAGAAAGGATTGTATGGCTGTTATTTCACCACATAGAGCTAATCTGGTTGGTGAAACTAACACTACCACTCAGACTAATAATCTCTTAAAATTCTATAGTCCACTGACATCCTCCTCCTACGCAGTATTTGATACTGGTTGGAAGTATATGTATGATAGATTCAATAATGAGTTCCGTTGGATTCCTACTAATGGAGACGTTGCTGGATTGATGGTAAGGACTTCCATTGAACAATATCCTTGGTTCTCACCCGCTGGACAACAAAGAGGAAATATCAACTTTGCTGTTAAGATGGCTTATGAGCCAACTAAAGCACAAAGAGATGTTCTTTATTCAGCTAGAATTAACTCTATTATTAATCAGAAGGGCGCTGGAATTATTCTCTTTGGAGATAAGACAGCTTTAGGATACTCTTCAGCCTTTGATAGAATTAACGTAAGAAGATTGTTCCTAACAGTGGAACAGGCTCTAGAAGGAGCCGCTAACGCTCAATTATTTGAATTGAATGATAATAATACAAGAGCTAACTTTGTTAATATTGTTGAACCATATCTTCGTGATGTACAGGCTAAGAGAGGTGTTTATGACTTCCTCGTAGTTTGTGATGAGTCTAATAACACTCCTGAGGTTATTGATAATAATGAATTTAGGGCTGATATTTACTTGAAGCCAACTAAATCTATCAACTATGTAACTCTGACCTTCGTAGCCACAAGGACAGGTGTTGACTTCTCTGAAGTCGTTGGAACTGTTTGATTTAATTATTCAATAATACAAGGAGGATTTAAAAACAATGGCTATTCCAACCAAAAAAATTAGTGATTTTAAAGCAGCTTTAGTTGGAGGCGGTGCCCGCCCCAACCTGTTTGAAGTGAGTATTCCATCATTTCCAACACCTATTACTGGTGAGTGGACAGGTTTAAATGATGACCTACAGTTCTTATGTAAAGCTTCATCACTTCCAGCTTCATCGATGGCAGAGATTCCTGTCCCCTTTAGAGGAAGAATTCTAAAGGTAGCTGGGGATAGAACTTTCGCTGATTGGTCTATTACAGTAATTAATGATGAAAACTTTAGATTAAGGACAGCATTTGAGAAGTGGATGAATCTGATGAGTAACTTGGCAGATGCCACAGGTGTTACTAATCCTGAGTCTTATATGGTTAATGCTTTTGTTACCCAATTGGGTAGAGGAGCTAATCCACATCAAGCAACTCAAGAATATGGTCAATCATCTGATCTGAGAATTTATAAGATGTTTAGCATCTTCCCAACAGAAGTAAGTGCTATTGATCTAAGTTATGAGACTACAGATACTGTAGAACAGTTTGATGTAACATTCCAGGTTCAATGGTTCGAAATTGCTAGTTCCTTACAGTCTGGTCAAGGAGCTGGTGGCGCTAATGTTATTACAACACCTAGTGCACCTCAGGTTACTAACTCAATCGTTACTCCTGGACCATAATTACTAATAAATTGATGAACTAAATACTAAGAGGTAATAATCTTAGAATATATTGATATGGCTGCCAGATTATTTGGTTTCTCAATTGAGGATACAGAAAAAACCCCTTCCGGTGTAGTATCTCCGGTCCCCCCTAACAATCAGGATGGATCGGAGCATTATATCAGTAGTGGGTTTTTTGGTTCGTATGTAGATATTGAAGGTGTCTATAGAACCGAGAACGATTTAATAAGAAGATATCGTTCTATGTCACTTTATCCTGAATGTGACA